TACTAAACGTCCAAGTTCTAAACGAGTTTTAAGAAAGATGAAAGCAGCGTGACAGTTTATATACCACAAGTAATGGACTATAATGTTCGCTCTGCTGAAAAGTTTGGCGACCTAGTAGTGATGTTGCCAGATAGAAAACAAATGATTTTATCGGCAGGACCACTTACATTTGAACTAAGAAAAGAATTAAAAGAATTTAATGATAATGACTACTTGCTTTTAATTGGAGATCCTGCTATAATAGGGCTCTGCTGCGCAATTGCATCAGATGTCAATAACGGAAAGTTTAAAGTTCTTAAATGGGACCGTAATGACAAAATGTACTACGATATAGAAATAGATTTGAGGAAATAATGAATGATTTATTAAAACAAATGCAAGAAGATGCCTCTTCTATCCCTGCAGATAATATGGGTAAGATAGGAGCAGTAGCAACTGACATTGCAGAAACAGAAGTAGAAATTTCTGCTATTAAAGAACAATTAAAAGCAAAAGAAACTTATTCTAAAAAACTTTCACAAGAAGTTTTACCTAGTCTTTTTGCTGAAGTAGGATTATCAGAATTAAAATTATCTGATGGTCGTAAAATAAAAGTTTCCGAGTATTACACAGCTACACCTCTAAAAGAAAATAGAGCTAAGGTACATACTTG